GTGCAAAGATAGAGCAATCTATATTGCAGTGATGGACAGTATCGAAGTCATCGATAAGAAGTCCCAACGCTCGACTGGAGAAATACCCGACCTTTTAAAGGATGCATTGTCTGTATCATTCGATACCAATATTGGTCATGATTTCATAGAAAATTCCGATGATAGATGGGAATTCTATCACACAGAAGAAGAGAAGTTACCATTTGATTTGGAATACTTCAACAAAGTTACTAAGGGAGGCTTACCCAATAAAACCTTGAATATCTGCTTGGCAGGAACAGGTGTGGGTAAGTCCCTTTTCATGTGTCACATGGCATCTGCTAACTTAATGATGAACAAGAATGTCTTATACATTACCATGGAAATGTCAGAGGAAAGGATTGCAGAAAGAATCGATGCAAACACATTGAATATCCCTATGCAAGATTTACCCGACTTATCTAAGAAAATGTTTGATAAGAAGATTGATAAGATTAAAGAGAAGACCAAAGGTAAGTTGATTATAAAGGAATATCCTACTGCATCAGCTCACGTTGGTCACTTTAGACATCTACTACAAGAGTTGAGTATTAAGAAAGATTTCAAACCCGATATGATTTATATCGATTACCTAAATATATGTTCAAGTGCAAGAGTAAAGCCAGGAGCTGGTGCAAACAGTTATACACTGGTTAAGAGTATTGCAGAAGAACTCAGAGGACTTGCAGTAGAGTTTAATGTACCAATCATGAGTGCAACACAAACGACTCGTAGTGGTTATGGTTCTACAGATGTGGAACTAACAGATACCTCAGAGTCATTCGGATTACCAGCAACAGCCGACTTTATGTTTGCACTGATTACATCCGAAGAGTTGGAAGAACTAGACCAAATGGTCGTTAAACAGTTAAAGAACAGATACAATGACCCAACCATATTTAAAAGGTTTGTCATTGGAGTAGATAGAAGTCGTATGAAGTTATACGATTGTGAACAAGAAGCACAAGAAGAGTTACACGATTCAACGAATATTAGTGACGACACACCAGTGTTTGATAGGGGAAGAAATGACGGACAAAAACGAGATTTTGCAGACTTCAAGGTCTGATATTCTATTATGGGGTCAGCCCATTACAGCCATCCAAATCTCAGCAAGTGAAATTGATGATTGGTTTGATGAATTCATTGATACTGAAGTTCTATGTACGGAAGAATTTACATTTAGTAATTGTAAGACATCTAACGGTGTAGATGCAAACTATAAAATTGATTACAGAGTTCCTATGGACAAAGTCTATGACGAGTTCAGTCAATTCTTAGATGCATTAGGGCCTAAGATGTTAATGTCCAGTCAATTCGAAGTACCATGGGTTAATGTCTATGAGAAGAATGGATTCCAAGATGCACATGACCACCAAGGAACACGAAATTCAGATTTCTCTTGGTGTTATATTCACCAAGCAGGTGATTCACATATCGTATTCAAGAATAGAAATGCAACCAATAGTGACAACTGTTTAAAGGAATACTTTGACACATATGAAGCACATATGGATTATGTTCCCGACCTAAAAGGTAAAGGTACTTTATACATCTTTCCATCAACAGTTTTACATGCAGTGTCCCCAAACAAAAGCGATAGTCCTAGGATAACAATCTCAGGCAACGTAAAAGTAAGTCCACAAAATGACTTACAAACCTAATATATTAGTAGAAGAGATGGTTGCAGAGATACGAAGAGATGTCTCTATGGACAACTATATGGCTCTCAGAGAGATGCTTACAAAACTAGCACAGGACGATAATAACCTTCATATAATGATGCGATTCTTATCGGAATTCCCCGAACTAAGAGAAGAGTTTAAGACTAAAGACTAAAGCCTCTAGACATGACCACTACTTATAGTGTATAATAGTACTATAGATTATGAGAGGTCTTTACAATGAAAAATAAATTAACTTTACTTGCTGGAGTGGTGATATTATCATCATGTGGCGGTGGTGGTACAGCAGTTACACCTACCCTTGCAGAACTTCAGTTTCCCACTACCACCCCAGTTTCCTCGTCCCCGATATATGGCACCAAAGTCATTGACGGATACGTCGAAGGTGCAAATGTCTTTGTCGACTTTAACTTCAACCTAGTACAGGATGAAGGTGAACCTTCGGGAACCTACAATACTGATAACAATGAGTATGAATTCCTTGCAACAGAATTTAGTGCAGTAACAAACTTCACTACCAATTGTGGGTTAAACCGTCCAAGAGTTGCAGAGGTACCAGTAGGTGCATGGGATTCAACAAGGGGATATGTGAACGATGCATACACTATGTTGTACTTCCCACATGAAATGGGTACAGGTAAAGCAAATGTTACCCCATTCACTACTATGTTGGTCACATCAATCAATGAACTATTACCTAGTGGCATAACAGTTGCAGATGGTTGTGGTTCTAGTGCAAACAGTGTTGCAGATAACATTAAACAGGATGTCAACAATTTCTTATACAACCTAGAAACCAATTTCAATATCAGTAGATACTATTTCTATGACGATTTCATAGCGTCGGGTGATACCACACAACAAGCCATAGGTGAAAAGGTTGTGGATTTCCTTACCACACTACACAAAGTCGAGAATGTTCTCAAACAACAATACAACATGGGATTCAGAGGAATCTTAACAGAAACAATCATTGGTAAAATACTACAAAACCAAGAATTCACTTCTGTTACCTTCGACATACAAAATCAAAGTATCAGTACACAACAAGACGAGTGGTTTAGATACAACCGTAGACATAACTTTAACGATGTTAAGGGTAACTCTCTAGGTCAGATATTAGACCAAAATGGTCTACCCATTGCAATTACTATGGCAAATCTAGAAGCAAACGCTTCAGTAATCATATCAGAGAACTATGAAGAGAATAAAGAGAGTGAAACTATTGTAAGTGGTTACAGAGTACACATATCCGTAGAACAACAAAAACAAGTTGGTGGATATAACTATGAGAAAACTTTCGTAAGATTTATAGGTGACCATTCCATAGAACTTGCAGTTAGGGATAGTTATCGTTCAGTCATTATGAGTGGTAAGAATGCCACAACTAGTGGTTTTGAATTAAGAATCCGAGCCAGTGATAACCCATACTACACAGATAACATTGTTACTCTAATGAGTACTAGGAACACCTCAGATATAGTACAGTTATATAATGATATCACTACAATTGATATGTCTATGAGTGGGTCACAAAGCAACACGTATCTTTTATATGCAGATGACTTCAACCTATATGAAGGTGGTAATTCCTCTATCAATTCGTGGTTGTTTAGACAACAGATGACAAATGGTTCCCTTACTGAAGAATGCACACAATACGATTGGGATACAAGAACACAAATAGAACGCACTACAGGAACAGAAGCTTATAACAGGTGTTCTGAAGTGCTATAAATACAGTTATATTATGACTACTAATTTGAAATCCACAGACGTTATCTCTGCAATAGAAGAGAAGATTGCTTTGAAGAAGAAACTCAGAGAAGCAAAAAAAGACCACGACACCTCAGCATCTAAGAAAATATCGAAAAAAATTGATAAAATTGAGGACAAATTGCACTCGACACCGCTGTCTAAAACATAAATAATCCTGTAAACACACACGGAGTTATACATGTCAGAACTTACAGACCTATTAGCAGAACAAACTGCACATCATCAATCACTAGTTAATCAAAAAGATTGGCATAATGGAGTCAATAAGACTTATTTCACTGGTGCAACAAAATCATCATCAACTCCAGCAGAATGGACAGGAGCTGGAAGAGATGCATTCCTAACTTGGCATGACACACAAGGTGTTAATGCAGATGATTTAGACCAAATGTTTGTTGATATGGTTGCAGAAAGAGCTTCGACTGAAAACAGTTCTCCAGCAAATGCAATTGCAATGAATTCTGAAATCTCAGCAGTCATTACTGCATCAATAGATTCATACGTAACCGACATCGCTGCTATCCAAGCAAGAATCGATGCTGGTGAAACTACCATAGCACCGTAGCTAAAAAAGAACCATAAATAGTAGACAGGAACCACAAACTGTGGTATAATATCTACTATGAGTGCAAAAAATCTACATTTAGAACATCTAGAAGACGAAATCATCAATCAAGGTATTGATGGTGGCAGAGGTGCAATTAACTTCTTACAAGGTCTTAGAGATATGATGAAGGGGCATTCTTCATCTTCAGTTAACATGACTGTAAAATGGGATGGAGCTCCTGCTATATTTTGTGGAAAACATCCCGAAACAGGTCAGTTCTTTGTTGCAAAGAAATCCCTATTCAACAAGACACCGTTATTTTATACCTCAGAAGACGAGATAAACAACAGTCCCGACCTCAGTGGTAACCTCAAAGAGAAATTCTTAACCTCATTCAAATGCTTATCTAAACTATCTTGGAACACAGTCATGCAAGGTGACTTGATGTACACTAACGACACCAAGACACAAAAGATAGATGGTAAGTCATACATTACATTCCAACCCAACACAATTTTATATGCAGTTGACGTAGATTCTCAGCTCGGTAAAGTAATTGCAAACTCTAAGATGGGAATTGTATTCCATACTACATACGAAGGTGCCACTATAGAAGGATTGGGTGCATCATTCGGTGCAAACATATCTAAGTTAGGTTCTAGTACCGATGTGTGGTTAGACGATGCAACATACAAAGATGTCACTGGTAACAGTTCAATGACTGCAATGGAGACTGCTAACTTGACCAAAGAGTTGACTGTAACAGGTAAAGCATTCCACGGTATCACTAAGAAAGACCTACAGAAGTTCCAAGACATACAGATGACTATCACAAAGAAAGGTGCTGGTGCATCTTACAAGACGTACTGTAACTCATTAATCAGACAAGGTAAGTTCAACCCATCCTATGTTGGATACTTGAATCACTTTGAGAAGATATGGGCAGATAAGGTTGTCGGTGGTGTTAAGACAGAAAAACATAAACAAATTAAGAAAGAAATCGGTGATGACTTATCAAGAGAGATAAGAGGACTTAAGAAGTTCGTAACAAACCTCACTAGTTTCATGGGTCATTTGGTAGTTGCAAAACAGATAATTATCGTTGCCCTAAATAGAGTAAAGAGTATTGGAACGTTTAAGAAAACTGATAAGGGATTTGAAGCAGTCAACCCCGAAGGTTACGTTGCAATCGATAGAACAGGTAAAGCTGTGAAACTAGTAGACCGTATGGAGTTTGCATTCAATAACTTTACTGCAATTAAGAACTGGGACAAATAATGAGTAAAACATTCGGAAAATTCTTAACTGAAGCAAAAGACAAAGGTGTTGTATTCACATTTGGTAGATTCAATCCACCAACCACTGGTCATGCAAAGTTAGTTACAAAGCTTAAAAAAGAATCTAGCGGTGGTTATCAACCAATGCTTTTCTCATCCCATTCAAACGACAAACAGAAAAACCCTCTAGACCATAAAGTCAAAGTAAGATACCTTAAGAAGTTCTTTGGTAGGATAGTTGCAGACGTACAGGCAAGAACTGTATTTGATATTGCAAATGAACTCCATAGACAGGGATTCTCACGAGTTAAGATGGTAGTTGGTTCAGACAGAATCAAAGAATTCGAAATGTTACTGAACAAATACAATGGTGTCAAAGCAAGACACGGTTACTACAAGTTTGAGGACATTCAAATTGTATCAGCAGGGGAGAGAGACCCCGATGCAGATGACCTAAGTGGTATGAGTGCATCCAAGTTAAGAGCTCTTGCAGAAATCGGTGACTTTAAAGCATTTGCACAAGGTGTTCCATCAACAAATAAAAAGGATGTAGAAGGTCTATACAAAGATATTCGTAAAGGAATGGGAATCGTTGAGTCACACCTACCCGACTACATGATTGAAGACCTTATAACCGAAGGTGTTTACGACCAAGGTATCTTTAAGGCAGTATTCCTTATGGGTGGCCCAGGCAGTGGTAAGTCAACAGTAGTTGATGCATTGTCACTAAAGTCATTAGGACTTAAGATGGTCAATACCGATGCAGCGTTTGAACACGGATTAAAGAAGGCAGGACTAAGTCTTGACCTTTCAAAGGTAGATGCAAAGGACAGAGACCCTCTCAGAGCAAAAGCTAAGAAGATTACTGGTAAGAACCTAGATGCATATCTCAGAGGAAGACTAGGTCTTATCTTTGATACTACTAGTGCAAAGGCACAGAAGATTAAGAATTATAAGAAATTATTAGACCAAATGGGTTATGATTACAAAATGGTATACGTGGATGCATCACTAGAAAATGCACAGAAAAGAAATTTAGGTAGACCTCGTGTCGTACCTGCTGAGATAGTTAAATCAGACTGGACTGCAGCGCAAAAGAATGCAAAAGAAATGAAGTCAATCTTTGGTCAGAACTTCATACACGTAACAAACGACGACGACTTATCTGCTATCAAAAAGAAAGCAAGTGGTCTCTATGCCAAACTATTGGGATGGAGTGGGTCATTACCTTCTAACAAGAAAGCATTAGCTTGGAAACAAGCAGAATTAGATGCTAAAAAACGATAAATAACACTATGGATATATTAGATAAGATATTACAAGAAAAGAAAACACCTAAATGTAGTTGTGATACATGCAAAACTCCGATGACGGAAGATGACCCATGTTGGAAGAACTATAAGCAAATCGGTATGAAGAAGAAGGGTGGAAAGGATGTCCCTAATTGTGTACCGAAAGAGTCTGTTACCTTTAATGACCTAGTACACAATGAAAGTAAAGTGTCAAATGTCTTCAAGAAAATCAAAGGTCTTACTAAAGACCAAGTGAAAGCACTCCAAAGCATTCCAGCTGCACAGATGCAAGTCATTGCACAACAGTTGAGTGCTTTAGTAATGAGTGAATCAACCCTAACAGAAGCATTATCTCCTAAAGATAAGAAGGTCATTGATGCATTCTATGATGGTAAAGACATGGTTGGTAAATCCGTTATAGCAAAGGGTGATAAACTAGAAACTACTGGTATGGGTGCTCAAGTCATACTAAAGAAACACCAAGGTAAGTTTAGAGTCTTTGCAGTAATTGATGGTAGAAGAGTACAAGAGATTCTTAGATATATCAAGAAATCATACCCAAAGAATACTGTAATAGAAGACACCTCAGAAGGTAAACTAGTATCGGGTATTCAACATATCACAGATGTTATTCTTAAGAAAGTCTCAGATAAGATAGAGAAGACCTATGCAAAGAATCCCGAATCTGCAGAAAGTATGCTAAACAGCATTGGTGCAATGGTTAAACATAAAGTTACATCTCAATCACAAGAAAAGGGTAAACTATTCCTTAAATTTGGTGAAGAGGTAGAGATACAGGAAGATGCAGCCGTAGATTCTGCAAATCTAAAAGCAAAACAAGCAGAAGAGATTGAGAGACTTAAGGACAAACAAGAACAAGAAGTCGAAGCACTACAGAAAAGACATGACCGTGACAACGACAAGATGGCTGGTCAAAAAGAGAAAGAATCAGCAAACGATGCAATAGATAAAAAGAGAGATGCAGACAGAAAGGCAAATGAGTCTTTAGGCGAGAAGTTCAGGCCTGATAAGATTAAAGGTTCTGAAAGAATAACAGATTTTGAAATTCAGTTCAGAGGTGATGATAAACAAACCGAGAAAGACTGGAATCAAGCAAAGAAAATCGTATCTGCATACAGTAAGACACATAAGTTAAACATCAAAGATGCAAACGGAGCTCCTTTATACAGTGACCCAAGAAAAGGTTCAAGTGCATTCAAAGTAGGTGTCTTTGCAAAAAACAACACTAACGATAAGAATCACGATTTAAGACCTTTGGTTGACCAACTTGCAAAACTTAAAACTGCAGAAGACCACGGTGGTGGTTATGGAAAACCAATCAAAGAATTCAATACAGAAGCATTAAGAAATTTAAGGGGTATAAGATGACAGGTAATAAAACAGACAACGGAGTACTAGAAATTGGTACAGATGAAGCAGTAGTTTCATATCAAGAGGATACTCCAGGCCAAGCAGTTGAGAAATACTTGATGGCTATCAAAACAGTAAACGAAGAAGTGCAAAAGAAACATTTCTCTACTAAGTTTCCTAACCCCCTAAAAGGATATCCATATCAGAAGGAGTCATTAGACGTTGCAGAAGCAGACAAAGTTGTATGCCCTGAATGTAAAGGCTCTGGTGAAGTAGACGATAAAGAGTGTACTCATTGTGATGGTAGTGGATACCATATGTCAGAATCCGAAGAGTAGAATAACTTAAATTATGAAGACACTTAAGGAAGTTGCAATAGACGAAACTCTAGAGACGCTTCAGATAGAAGGAACTAACCTCACTGATAACCCATTTAGATTGGGGTCATTGATGTATTTTGAAACTATCAATGAAGCAAGAAGACTTGTTGCAGAGAACAAATATCGACTTACAGAAGTTGATAGAAACATCATCGAAACAGAACTCGGTAATTTTGATGTGCATGAAGGAGAACTCGTACCATTGGATTGTCCAATGATTCTAGAAGAAGACGAGAAGGAACCCGAGTTGAACAAACCCAAAGTGGGTGGTTCAAAGAAGTATTACGTTTACGTTAAGGACGGAGACAAGGTAAAGAAGATATCTTGGGGTGATACTACAGGACTGAAAGTTAAGTTAAAGAACGATAAGGCCCGTAAAAGTTTTGTTGCAAGACACCAATGCGACACGAAGAATGATAAGACTACAGCAGGTTATTGGGCTTGCAGACTACCATACTATGCAAAACAATTAGGTTTGTCGGGTGGTGGAGACTTTTTTTGGTAGTCTAAATATAGGTGTAGGAAATAAATATTATGAGAGAATTGTATCACACTTATCGCGACAACAACAGGTTGGCCGAGGTATTTAAGACCCCAAAAGGTTGGGAAGTTGATTTACATGAAGTAGATGACTGGTTAGCAACAAGAAAGGTGCATAATCATTCAGAATCATATGCAGAGAATTGTGCAGAGAACTGGGTATCAGGCCAGATTAGATTAACAGACATAGAAACAACGGAAAAGAAAGAAGGTAGTTGGTATGAGGGTGGTAACCCTTATAAAGATGATAACACTTATGTTAAAGGGTTAGACGATTAAACCGTATACTGAACAAATTTTAGAACAACACGGAACAGGAACAAAGTACATGATACGTACTTTCACTGATACCGTAAATGAAGCAGAACTTGTATGGCATAGAGACACGGAGTCTCGAATGGTACATGTTCTAGAAGGTGAACATTGGGAACTGCAAATAGATGACCAGTTACCAATACAAATGAACAGAGGAGAAGACCATTTTATCCAAGGAATGACCTATCACAGGTTAGTAAAAGGTGAGGGGAATCTCGTCGTTAGGATACAAATAACATAAATAAGACTATGAGTTATAAATCAGAAAACTGGAAGGAAAAACTAGACGAAGTTCGTAACTACGTTGAACCACGCAAAGAGGGTTCGGTAGAAAAAACGGCTGAAGACATTGTAAATGAAGAGATAGAACTCTTAATTGCACACTTAGAAGAAGATGTAAGTGTCGGAGCATTGCAGAAACTTCATGAAGAAAAAACTAAATTACAAGACGAATTAAAACTAGTTGAAGCTAAAATCATAGCTCTTGCAGAAGGTACTGAAGAGATAATCGGGGATACAGAAGATAAACTACCCGAAGTACCAGTCATAGTAGAAGAAGAAAAATTATCGTTAGCTAAAACAGCTGAAAAACTTACAGAAAAAAACATGTTAGGTAGACTTGCAAAGTCTTTACGTCTTGATGAACAAGGCAAAGAGAAGATGTTCGACTATTTCGAAAAAGGGGAACTCAAACAATGAACAATTTCAAAGGATTAGGACACGGTCTATCAGACGACTTACTAGCAGCTGCTGGTAAAATCGTTACTGAAGGTAAAGACTATAAGGATTTCTTTAACGCTGCACTTAAGAAGTTTGGAGTTACATCTCCAGCAGAACTTAAGGGTGACAAAGAGAAAGAGTTCTACGATTATATCGATGCAAACTGGAAAGGTAAAGACGAAAAGAGTGAAGGACTGTATGCATCAAAGAAGAAAGCATATAAGATAGAAGAAATCTTACCTACACCCCTAGACGGAGTTGCAGAATCCGAGACATTCAATGAGAAAGCTGGAAAGTATGGAAAATACTCAGACCTTCTTATGCAAAAAGCAAGACTAGTTGCACAAGGCCCCGCTGCAACAAAAGAAGTCGGTGACATCAATAAGAAGATTGCAGCCGAAATCAAAAAATTAGGTATCAAAGAAGACAAAGGATTTGAAAGAATTCTTATGTCTGTATTTGAAGGACAGATAGAAGAGGGTTCAAGAGATAAAGCAAAATCACCAGTGGGTAAGTATAGAAAACCTAAACTTAACATGGGTGAAGAAGATATCTCAGAGAAAGTTGTTAAGTCTAAGTTAAAAATCAATTCAAAAGTCTATAAAGACCTACAGAAATTAGAGAAAGAAGAGACTATCAATGACAAAGAAGTTGGCGCAATCATAGCACAACTTAAAAAAGGCATTGAAGTAGAGAGTGATGATGGGGAACCAGCAGTCATTAGTAAGAAAGGTCTCGACCAGTGGGATAAAGTTTGGGGTAGAATGGATACATTCGTAAGAGACGAAATCTATTACATCATGAAGAAACATGATGACGATGCTATGTCAGCCATACTTGCACCATACGGAGCATAATCCAATGAATCTTTTTCACGAAGCAAAGAAAATATTAGATAAGGACGGAAAGGTAAATCCTTTAGGGCCTTACGGTAAGCAGAAGCTGACTGGTAGAGAAGTTGCAACGTACTTTAGAAGAAACAAGATTACAGACCCACAAGTTAAGAAAGCAATTGAAGTTGCACTTGACATGGGTGGTGCTATGGATATAGCAGGGAAAGAGATACAAAAGTTCTTCGGTAAAGCAGTAAGAGACAACAAAGATGTCAAACAAGCATTACGATATGCAAACGAATCATACATAGCAGAGCAGGGAGAATCTCTTGAAGAAGGTAAGAACTTAATACCTGCTTTTCAAGAAATCGTTAAGACTAAGGGTGCAAAGAAAATCGGTGGAATCATGGTAGACATGTTCACTGCAAGTGTTATCACTCAAGCATACGAAAAGGTAAATGACAAGAACAAAGCAAACATGGAAAAGTCCGATGTTAAAAAACTTGTAGGTCTTGCACAACGTATCATGGGTATGAAAGAAGAGACTATCTCTGAAGAGTCTATTGACGAAGCTATAATGTTTTACAGAGTTAAAGGTATGACAACACCCGAAGAAAAGAAATTCGAACAATCTGCAAAATTGATGGGTCTAAAGCTTACCATGGATACACGTAACAAAGGTATGCACAGAGGTTATACAATAGTTGCTATGCATGGAAC